TTTCACCTCTTAAATGTGCTACTAACTTAACAGTTATAGGGTCTTGTAATAATTCTGTTTTTGTACCTGCTTGCATAAATCCCATTTGATTTCTTACGCCTTCAGGCAAATTAGGTAAACCTTTATTATCTTCAGGTATAGGTCTTAATTTTTTACCTTCTTTTTTTTCTAATGGCTCAGAACCTTGAGTAGCATCAAAATTTCTAACAAACTCACTACCTATATCTAAATTAGGAAGACCCACTATAGGTTGTGCTTTAGGTGTTGGTATGCCTACAGGCATATCAGGTATATCTATTACAGGTTCATCATCAATAGGTACAGGTTGTATAGGTATAGGTGGCATAGGCATGGGTTGTATTGGCATTGGCATAACTGGTGCTTGTGTAGGAGGCGGACTAAAATCTACAGGAGCGTATGGGTCAACCTGTGTTGGTATAACATTTTGTGCTAAATCCCCATAAAAAGATTGATAACCTTGAGTTTGAGTTGGGTCAAATGGTCTTCTAACTTGTGGAGCAATTACATCTCTATTGTATTGTTCTAATGGGTCAACAGAAACAGTATCTCCGCCTTCTGTTACTTGAGAAAAACTAGGATTTAATCCGCTAAAATATCCCATCTCAGGCATAAATCCAGCCATATAGTTAGTAGGTATATCTAATCCTTGTCTTTGTCTAGGAGTATAATCTCCTGCAGTTGCTCTATCATATGGGTCAGAATATAAACCACCACCTCTAGTTTGAGAAAAAGCACCTGATGTGTCTATACCTAAATTAGCAGTTACACGATTAATATTATCTATTTCTCCTTGAATTAAAGAATTTTTATATTTATCAAAAGAACCTGCTCTTTTAGTTCTAGAAGCCATAGCTGGATCATAGTTAGGTAGTTTAGTAACATCTATTTCTGAATTACCACCCTCTTGAAAGTTAGTTACACCACCTGTAGCTATAGGTATATTTTCAGGATTATCTCTAAACATAGCCTCTCTTCTTTCTTCAGCTTCTCTTGCTCTTTTTCTTATTTCTTCTTCAAATAACTCTTGTGATTCTAATATACTTGTTCCACCCATACCTACACCTGAAGCTATTAGAGCAGTAGGGTCGCTAAATCCTGTAGTTAAGTTTTTAAATCCTTGTACAGGACCTTGAGAGAATGCACTACGCAATCCTTCTACACCTGTTCCTGTGTATCCTTTTGCAGCTTCTTGTGCTGCTCTTGGTAATAAGACTCCTTCCGTTTGAGCTTGTGCTATTTGTCCAGCAGTATTAAGTGTAGGTTGTATAGGACCTGCAGCACTGATTGTTGTTACTAAATCAGGATTTGTTAATAAATCAGAAGAGATTGTTTGACTTTTTGCACTAACAGCATCAGCTACATCAGGTTGTGCACCTGCTACATTAAATGCTTTGCCTAAACCATATCCTGTTAAGCCAGCAAGCAAACCTTTTTTTACATCGCCTGTTGCTGCGGTTTGTGCTAGTCCTGAACCTATTGCTGATGCTAGTAATGTTTTACCAGCTAATGAAGGTATTATTGCAGGTAAAAGAGCACTACCTGCTAAAGAACCTAAGATAGGTGCAAGAAAAGGTAAGAATGCCTCAGGCTGACCAGTATCAGGATTAATTGTTAAAGGCATAACTTGAGATAAACCTGCTACTTCCATAGGGTTTACATGCATAAGCATAGAATCGCCAAAGCGACCCTTACTTGCTATATTTGCTACTTGTTGTTTTGTATCCATAATCTATCTTTCCTCTAAGGTTTCACAACCAAATACATTAAAACTCATATCTACTGCACTGGTATATACCTTTAATACATCTGCCTGATTTAAAGTTATTCCAATTACAATAGCAAATGAATCATTAGCTGCCACCGATTTATCGTAAAATAAAAATTGTTTATCATCTGCACCTGCTCCTGCAACATGCACACTTAATCTAAATGTTATTGCAGAACCTGTTCTATTGGCTGCAACTATAGAACTTATAGTTGTTTGTGTTTTATCAGGCACTGTATAAAGCACAGTAGTTGTGGTAGCTGCTGGGTCTAACTGACCTAATACTTTTAAACTATCAGCCATGTTTTACACCCATTAATAAAAATTGATGTCTGCGTATCGCTTTACTAGCAACCGATTGTTGCATACCTTTTAAAGTTCCTATCTCTGCATTTATATCTTGAAATGTTTGTTCTATAGTTCTTCTAGTTATAGACTCATTACCTTCGTCATATTCTTGTGTAGCTATAGGTAAAGGTATAGTTGTTTTTTCTGCCATTAGCGTTTGCCATCCTGTCTAAGTTCTAATCGTAAATCACCTAATCGCCACCCAAAGTTATCTCCAGTATTTTCTATTCTAATAGCACTTTGTCTTGTTCTTGCTCTTGTATTAGTAAATGTAGAGTTAGGTGTTACTGAAACAGTTTGTAATGTAGATAAACTTTCCAATGGATAGTTTCTACCTTTTATTACAAAATTTACAGTATTAGCTGTATCACTAGAACCTCTATATTGTAAATCAGGTATGAGTTTAGAGATAAACATAAACTTTTCTCCATCAGGGTCTAAGTCAAAATCAGATGATTCTATAAATGCTGTAAAGTTAGAACCATCTGCACTATGTCCAAATTCGTGATTATATAAATAATTTATATTAGTATCATCTATTTTACCTGTAGCTATAGGATAATTTAATATGTATGCAGGATTCCAAGCAGTTCTTGTAAATCCATCATCAGTAGTACCTATACTCCAAGAGTCTTCTAAGTAGTTATAGATAACATAACGATTTATTTCAGTAGATGAAGCACTTGGATAAAACCATATTACTTCATTATGTGTTGGCACAGCAGCAGAAAATACTTTATAAGATTGTGTAAAGTTAAAGTCATTAAACACATGATCTAATACTGAACATGGTAATCGTTTAGCACTACCACTGTATTGATAGAATGCACCATTATCCATGAAATAAACTATGTTACCTACTGTGCTTGCAGCATTAGGCGATATCATTGACATGCCTGTAGCTACTTCATTAAAAGAGAATATAAATGGTGCTCCTACAAATCGCATAGAAACTATGCCTGTATCAGTCCATATTAATATTTCTTGTCTAGTTCTTAATGCACCTATAATTGTACTACCAGTTGATAATTGAACACCACCTGCTGAGTTTGTAGCTGTTGGAGTCCAATCTACTGCACTTTCTCTATCCGAAAATCTAACTAACAGTGGGTCAATATCTGATGAACCTATAGGATTACAACCAAAAGCTATAACATGTCTATCAATATCTGACATCATTACTTGAAACACTGCAGTTGGCACATTGCTAGCACCTGCTCTACTGCTTGCAGTAACTGCTCTAGTTGATACGCCTGATGATTCATCCCAATAATATATAGTTCCGTATCTAGGAGCAGCGATTGTGTCATCACCAAAATTATCTATACTCCATAACCTTAGATTATTTGTTAAAGATAATGCTGGTGCTTCACCCCAACCTCCATTACTCCATGCTCCTGAACCAAATCCACTATAAGGAACATAAACATCTAACCCTGAGTTTATTTGATATGCAGCAACAGTGCTCGAACCACCATTACCTGTATCACTAGAATTAGCTAATACTGCACTACCGCTAGTATCTTTAGCTTCAATCGTAAAAGCATTAGCACTAACTATAGTATCTATTTGATATTCTTGATTTAAAACAGTGGCTGTAATATTACCGCCTAAACTAACAGCATCACTAAATGTTACAAAATCTCCTTTAACAGCACCATGTCCTGTTTCTGTTACAGTAATGGTTGCATCATCATTACCTACTTTTGCAAAAGTTGCATCACCTGCACTGGTAGTTAGTCTTATAGGAGTTATATCATTAAATGTAGTACCTTCTTGTGCGTATAGTTTTTGATGAGTGCCTAAAATATTATATTGAGATTGACCAGCATCTTTATAAGAGTGTATTTTTCTGCATGTTCCAATAAAAGAATTTGCAGTATTTTTTTCCCAACCACCTATTCTTTCAGGTCTGCCTTTTCTAAATCTAACTTTGTCTGCATCAAACCATCCACCCTCATTAGAGTAGTTTGTTCCTTCTTTATTAATTCCTGGTCTGAAAACAAATTTAGAAAATGGCATTTATACCTCTGTCCAATCTTTACCTTCAAATAATAAAGCCTCTGCTTCTCTTCTTCTAATTAATCCTTCTAACACTTTACCACCTGCTTTATTCCATCTTTTTATTTGATTAGGAACTTCATCCCAATCTTTATCATTAATTTTAATTAACATCGTACTCGAATTTAAGTTTGTAGGTCCTAAATTATATGTCCATGCTACTAAAGCATCGAATTGATTTTGTTCTAAATCAACTTTTACTGCATCATTTACATATCCACCATACTCATGTAACTCTTCTTCAAGCCAAGCATCAGCTTGTTCTTGCGTACAAGTATCACCAGCTTTTACACCTTTAGTTCTGCCGTAAGCAATCGTTAAAACATCTACGGCATCGTAATAAGCCTCTAGCTTACACCCTTCAAATTTTTTAATTAAAGAAATTCCTTCGTTTGATATATGCATACTATTCCCCCTTTTTTGTAGTAACTTTTCTATAATATACAACCACATCTTTAAGTTCTGTGATGTATCTTTTAATTTCTTGCATGTTATAAGCCATAATTTCATAGTCAGGTATTGTCATAGCAAGAAATATTAATTCACCTTCTTGTGCTTCTATTCTAGCTAATTGTTCTTCCCAATTTTCAGGTGTAACTGCTATCCATTGAGGTTGCTGTAAATCAATCTCTCTAGGCATAATAGGTTGCACTATATTTCTTTCTATAGGCTTAGAACTAACTTGTATCTGTTTAGTTGGAATTAGACTGCAACTGCAAGCCATCATCAAGATTATCAACAGTAGTGCTGACTTTCTCAATGTCTTCCATGATATGCTTTGTACCATTATTTATCTTCCTTTCCATCTCTACTGGGTCAGCTAATATTTTAGAAGCTAACTCATAATTTTGTATAAACTGTGTATATCTATTTAATTCTCTTTGTGCTGCTTGACTTTTTATACTTAAGTCTTGCAGTTGTTGTGTTTGTAATTCAAAGTCTTGTTGTAATGATTTTATGGTTTCTTCTTGAGTTGCAACTGCACCTTCTAGAACTGCGTTATTAGTTTGCAGTATTTGATTTTGATTATAAAGGTAATAAGAAACTGCTAGTAAAACAGCCACTACACCTAATAATACTTTACTCATTATTCATACACCAATGCCAAGCATCATTATCTTGATACAAGAATCCTTGACACTGTTTATATTTTTCACGCCATTTATCAGAATCATACTTATCATTCCACTCTAGGCTAGAGTTTTCTGCTATAGGTATGTAGTTAGATGGTGTAGAACAACCAATTAAAAATATACTAACCAGCCAAAGGATTTTTTTCTGCATCTTCTATTTTATCTATTTCTCTTTGCAAGTTTTGTATTTCAGCCTTAATAGTAGCTACATCTGTTTTAATATCAGTAACATCAGGTACTTCAATATTATCTATTTCTTTTTCAAGAAACTGAACAGATGTTTCTATAGAAGCAAAGCGTTCTTCGATAATTTTCATTTCATCTTCAGCTTCACCTATACCACCTATCTTAGCTTCTAAATTAGCAATACGATTTACATAGGTAGCACCTGTGTAACCAAACCCTGCTAATGTAGAAACTATGGTTGCTAATGCTATAAGTTGTCCTGTTTTACTTTGAAACCAATCCATAGTTATCTCCAAATTTTAGGTTGTGCTTTTGTCATGTTTTCTAAATTATTAATGTTTGTACTCGCATAATTATAAAAAGCATTTATATTGTCATCTAGTGTAGCAGAGGTATATATGTCTTGAGAAGCATACCAACTATTATTATCAGGCAACTGATATTGTGTGTAAGCATTAAACTGTGGCACATAACCTATTAAAGCAACTAGACTAGATTCATCGCTATATTCACCTGTAGCTTGTTGTTCTTCTTGCATTTCTTCTTGTTGAGATTCTATGTTTTGTGCAATAATTTGATCAGCTATTTGGTCTGCTTCTGATGCAGTCATAACACCACTAATAGCTGTATCTATCTCACCTTGAACATTTTGTACTTGCACATCTGCCATAACAACTTCTGTGCCATCATTTACATTATTCATGGGAGTTATATTTACAGTAACACTATTAATATTTGAACTCATAGATAATACTTGGTTATTTTGTGCAGTAGCACTTGCATATTGGTCGGACATACTTGGTGAACTTGATGTACTAATACCACCACTGGATGATGATGTAGAGCTTTGAGAAGATATATTTATATTACTATTGCTACCTGAAGAAAAAGATTGACCAGTCAATGTTCCTGTATTTACACTAGCAGATGCAGTATTAAGAGCATTTCTAATTACTCTTAAGGCTACACTTCTATTTTTGTTTTTATCAGAAGGTTCATTATCTTCAATAATTTCTAGTTCTTCTATAACCTCATCAACTATTTCTTCTTCAACTTCAGCTAATCTTTCTTCTTCTAGTTCTTCAAAGACTTCTTCTAGTTCTTCAAATACTTCTTCTACAGCTTCTTCTTCAAATATTTCTTCTCTAAACTCATCTTGAGGTTCATCATTGTCAGCTATGCGTTCTTCTCTTATTTCTTCTCTATGTTCTTGTCTTTCTTCTTCAAACCAATCATCAAGTTCTTCTATAGTATTTATAACTAAAAAATTTTCAGGCTCAGTAAAATCTTCTACAAATAAAGTTTCTTGTAAAACAAATTGTTCTAATAATATATCTTCTTGATGCACAGGGTCTTCGTGTCTAGGATGAAAATTATCTATAAAAGGTAAAGGCTCAGGTTCAAAGAAAATAATAAACTCATCCACCTCAGGTTCACCAAAAAACTCTTCAAAATCATCATGTCCAAATTCTTCAAAAGGCGGAAATAATTCTTCTTCAAATATTTCTATAGTAATAAAAGGTTCTTCTTCATGGTGATGCGGTCTATCATCTATAAATATACCAGTAGCAAACTGTTCTTGTTCATCTACAAATCCAAAGTCAACATTCCTATTGATTCTTGTTGTCTATAACCAGCACAAAAAGGTGCATATTGTGGGTTTTCATCACATTGTTGGTCATCATAAGCAGACCAATAACTAGGGCATGATTCACTATAAAGCTGACTTATATTACATTGTTGTGTTAAGAAAGCATCTGCATAACCTGAACAACTACTATCATTTAAAGGGTCTGAACAATCAACTCCATTACCACTACCTACTCCATATAAACTACCACCGCCTTCAAGCAAAGTATTAGATGATGTGTTATTCCAATTAGTATTTACACATGAACCACTATTAGTAGTGCCTGTATTACATTCATCGTGAAATAAATATTGATAAACTTGCGTAGAGTTAGCACCCACTTCACCAATAATTACATCATGGTTAATAATATCTAATTCATCGTATCTATATTCAAATGAATTATTTGGATAAAGTATAACTTCAAAGCTATTATCAGAATCACGATTGTACTCTCTCATATCATACCAACCGAATATCATTTTAGTATTATCACCCCAAGACTTCATTCGAGAACTATTATCTCTTATTAGGTCAGTCCAAAAAGGAAACATAGTATAAGTGTATTGAGAACTAATAGGGTCAGGAGTGTAATCACCACAATAGTTATTGTAGTTAATATTGCCTGTACCTAAACCAAAATGAAGGCAACCATTAGTAGCCATACGAGCAGAATCAAATTGTTGATTATAAAAAGTAAAAGTAAAAGGTATTGCTATGGTTGTTGAAAGTTGGTCATCACCTACTTCATAAGCTAACTCACCCTCAAAGCTACCTGCATTTTTTTGTAGTTGATAAAGGTCTTGATTAGCTTCATATATGTATTGTGCCTGTATATTTAGGCACAAACACATTAACCCCCATATAATTCTTTTTTGCATTGTGCTTTAGTTTTAGTTTTACTTACGATAACTTTACTGACTAAACCTGCTACATCAGCCTGTATTCTATCTCTTTTAGGGTTATGCTCTTGACTGCATTGTGCAATAAACTCATCTTCAATATCTTCTTTATCAGGTCTTTTAGATGGATTAGCTATCCATAATGCTTTTGCTTCTTCACCTATTTTACCTTCATATGGTGCTGGTGTGCCTGCTTGCCACATAGCTTTAAATACTCTTTCGTCTTGTGCTAACAAAGAAATAGCAGCTACTTTCATGCCCATATCATATAAATATTTAGATAATTTTAATCTTTCACAATTCATATCTCTTACAGATTTACCGCCACTTAAACCAAATACCTGTCCTTGAAATGCTCCTGAAACTCCTGTGGTACATAAATCTTGTGAATAACTCATTATAGATGGAGCAATAGCACTAGCTGGTGGTGCTTCAGATTTTACATTTTGATTAATAGTTTGAACTGATTTTGATTCGTTAATATTTCTATTAGTATTATCAGATTTAGTATTATTATTGTTTTGATTTATATTGTTAGTTTGCACATTTGATTGAGAAGTAGATTCATTAATATTTCTATTTGTGTTATCTGAGGTGCTTGTAGATGTATTAACATTAGTATTGTTAACTGTTTGATTTACTGTTGAATTTACATTACTTGTAGATGTAGAAGTATTTATATTTGTATTAGTATTATTTGAAGTTGCTGTAGAGGTAGAGGTATTAACATTAGTGTTTACATTTGTATTTTGATTTGTATTTACATTTGTATTTGACGAAGTATTGTTATTGGTCGATACATTCGTATTTGTTGAAACATTAGTGTTGTTTGTAGTTGTATTATTAGTATTAGTATTGGTGTTAGTATTTGTATTTGTATTATTAGTAGTAGTATCGTTGGATGTATATAAGTTATTATTTTCACAATATTGTGTGCCATTTACACAAGCTGTTCCTGATTGTTGTGTAGATTGTGCTTGAGCAACTGTGTTATATCCTATTAAAAATACTATCCAAAACATAAAGAAACACCACGCAAGTATATTATCGTGTCGTTTTTGGTCTCTATTATTCACTTTTCTTCACCTTTAAAACTTTTACTACTACCACTTGTACCAGCATATAATCCAAACCATGCTGCACCTGAACCTACTATTATTGATATAAGACCACTTTGCTCAAAGGTTGGTGTTTCTAAATTCATAAACCACATGGTTGAATAATATAAAAGAAATATATAAACGCTTAAAAATACTCTTGGAAATATTCTCCAAGAATCTACAGCTTTAGCTAAATGAATCCAACCTTGATGAGGATTGCGAGTTGTTTCATCTTCTAAATCTCTAATTTTATCTTTCAGTTGTGATATTTCTTCAATCATAGCCATGAACTTATTAAGGTCCATCTCTACTTCATTTCTATCCATATCTCCTGAAAATCTACTTCTGTGGTCTTCCATATTTATATTTCTTTATATTTGCCTAACTCTATAAGTTTTTGTTTATTTTTAAGATGTTCTACTATTATGTCGCCTTTACTTTGTCCTGTATAAGCAACAGCTAAATATTTATCAACCATTAACTGGTTAATATTTATATCGTTAACATAAAGTTCACCAAGTATTCTACCAAATTTACCTTTAGCATCTTTTTGGGTTTTTATAATAACTTTATTTGATTGGACTAAAGCATCTTGTAAAAAAGACTTTGATAATATACCTCTAGCTTTTTCATCTAAATCTCTAGTTCTAGACTCAGGCGTATCAATGCCATACATTCTAACTCTAGCTTTATGAAATATTTTAAAGCCTAAATCTATAGTTACATCTACTGTATCGCCATCTACTACTCTATCTATTGTGCAATTATATTCGTACATTATCTTCTTTTACCTTTATGTAAGCCATGTCTTGCATGTTGTTTGCCTGCTCTTGTAGCTGCTCTTTTTTTTCTATTAGCTGCTGCTAATTTTCTTCTACCTTTAGGTGTTGATTTAAGTCTATCTATTTGTGCTTTTGGTGCATATACTTCACCTGTTTTAGAAGATTTTTTACCACTAGGAGTAGTCCATTTTTCTCCTGTCCATTTTTTTAAACTGCGTTGTGATTTTTTTAATGGCATATTATTCTCCAAATATAACTATATATGCATCTGTTTTTTTTGGTTCTTTTATATAATGTCTTACCCAATTAAAAGATATATCATGTTCATCATTAGATATCTTATCTAATAACTTCCAAAATGAATCTCTACCAGGGTCAGCTATTAATAATTGCTTATCATTAGAAGTTAAATATTTAATTACTTTTATCCAATCTTCTATTTGTGAATACCAAAAACACATATCTGATGCTATATATGTATCATAATTTAATGGTAAAGGTTCTTTAAAAATGTCTTGTAAAATAAAATTTGGTTCTACATTCATTAATTTTGATATCAAATCAAAGTAAGGTTTTACTTCTTTATCACCATCCATGCCTGTAACATTTGCACCTTGTTTTTGTAAGTAATGTGTTAGTGCACCCCATCCACATCCTAAATCTAAAACTTTAGTATTTATAACACCTAATTCATCTAGAATATCTATCATTACCATAGATGTATCCCAAACTTTATTTCCGTGTAAAGATTGTACTTTTGTTTGTCTTTTAAGTTTTTTTATCTCAGGATGAGATGAAGTTGGTATTTCTGTACCTTTAATCCACAAACTATTTGTAACCACCACCAGCCTTCTTGTAAGCTTTAGCTAACATTTGTGCTTTACGAGCAGACCATTGTCCAGGTCTGCCACCCTTACCACCTGCTTTAATGCGATTAAATATTCTTTTACGCATAGTAGGTTTTGTGTAATTACCTGCCTTATTTACTGTAGATTTTTTTCTTTTTGCTCTACTCATAAAATTTGTCCTAAAACACTTGAAGTAATTAATAACAAATAAAGACCCCATATCATATTTTCAAGTCTAGCAAATCTTGCTTGCCCTTGATCTAATCGTTTTTCTATATTTTCATAACGAATAGCACACTCTTTTTCATGTGTAGTTATTTTATTTACGGCATCTTTAATTGTAGTCATTACTTTTTAGGTGCTATTTCCTTAGCTTTACCTACATTAATTGCACACCAATCTACAAGTTTATAAATTTTGCCAATCCAAATATCATCTTTTGGGGTCGGTGTTAAGGCACAAATAAGTGATGCACCTGATATTACCCAAGGTGCTATTTGTATTATTTTTAAAGTTAAATCTAACATTATTTTCTCCTATGAAGTTGGTGGTGT